GATGTACTTATTTCTTAGCCAGACGTTTGAGAGTGCAGGCGATTCAGCGGGGTCGAGATAGATGGCAGGGTCGCGGCTGTTCAAGCCCTTCCACGGCGCCGCATACGTAATCTCTTGGTAGGCCATTCATCTCTAGTTAATCGTCATCAAAAGCGTACCGGCTGGCAATGCGTTTATCACCAAGCCGTCAACCCAATAAACTTTTCCGTACGTGTAGTAGTCATCCGCGCCGGGAGTCGTGTATGTCCAAATCAGATTGCCGTTGGTGTCGGTGAGCGTCAGCGTCCCGGCAGCGGCAGACCACTGAATCTGTTCGCAACGAATCTTGTAGGGGTACGCCACAGTGTAGACGCTTCCCACTGCTCCGCTCGTTACAAACAGCGGCGTCGGAGTCTGAACCAGGAATGTCGTTGTGCTCGGGATGCCGAGAACTTTGTAGCCGTTGTTGTAAATAGCCCCTGCGCCGGTCACAGCTTGAATCGAGATGTTCTCGTAGAGCGTAAAGCCGTGGGCGGCTGAAGTCGTGACGAGCGCAGAGTTTCCCTGCCCCGCAATCGAAGTGATTGTCACCGAGACAGCAACATCGGCGCTGGTGAACGACCAAGGATTTGTGGCGATATTCATTTAGCTGAGGGTGACTCCCTTTGGAGTTCCAATGACGTACCACACGCCAGTCTTGGCTCTGAGCGTGATGTTGTTTCCGACCGCCGCCGCGAACGTCGCGATGTGCGTTGAGCCATTGATGCCGTTTGTGGGAGTAGTGATGGTATGCGCGAAGGCCGTCATCGTCACGAAGCTTAGTTCAAACTCATCCTGTCCCAGCACGTTCGGAAAGACCCCGCCTTGCCCCCCGCCAAACCCGCCACCAGCCAGCGGAAGTGCGAGTGTGATTGCATCGGCCGATGCGGAGTTAATCCAGTAGTTGCCGGAGATGAGATAGAGCGGAGAGCCAGGTACGGTAGCAATGGCATCGGCTGTTCCCGTAAGCGTGCGCCCTCCGGGGATTACGCCGTACTGAAATCTTGTTGCGTAGCCTTCAGTCTGTGTTAGTGGATACGCCATCGAAACTCCTTACGAGTAACTGCCCGCGCTTGCTGAAATGCGCTGAATATCTCCGAGTGGGTCTGACGGCGTTACCAGCTTCGGGTCGGGCTGAAGCTCTTGCCTGTCCTGCGATGTGATGTTCGCAACAGCCATCTCGAATGCGCCGTTCACGTTTCGATCAACATCGTGGTACGTGTAGCAAACAAGCAGTCCGTCATTCCACGTCATCTCTTCGAGCGGAACCTTGCGCCCGCATCTCATGCAGGTCGCATACGTGTAGTCGCAATAGCCGCGCCAAATCATTCATCACCTACGAACTTCTCCCGGATTAAACGGCGGCTCCGGCTTATCAAACACAGGCTGTGCCTTCGGCGGTGCGGGCGGCGGTGGAGGCAGCGGTTGCGCCGGACCAATGACGGTCAATGTGGCTACGTCACTCTTCACTTCCCCTGTGAGGTTCTTGACCAACACAGTAAACTGCGCGCCAGTATCTTCCGGCAGAGCATCGAATGCGAAGCTCGCTGCAACCTGACCTTCAATCGGCTGGCCGCTCTCCATCCACTGATAATGAAGCGGTGTCTCGCCAACAGCCTGCACCGAGAATACCACTCGCTGATTTGCCCTGACCGTCTGGCTCTGCGGCTGCACGGCAATCTTGACGCTGCCCTGTCCCGGCGCTGAGGCTACCGTAGGCGCTTTGTCCGACAAGTCCACTATCTCAACGGTGTGGATGCCCTGCTCCACGCGCTGTTTGTGGATGCCCATCCACTGCAAGGCTGAGGCTTTGTCGAAGAAGTCTCCAGCAGGCCCGCACGAGCACTCAATGTGGAATGGCCGAACGCCAAGACGTTTTGTCAGCGTAGCTTTGTGCATTTCAATCTCCTGCTTTCCCGGATGAATACCTTGTCCCGGCGTCGGCATCTACGGCCCGAAAGAACCAAAAGTTCCCTGCCAGTAAGACGCTCCGGCGCTGAACCGCTGAGTCGTCAGGAAGATGAGCACCTGGGTCTGGAAGTCATCATCGGTCTGCGCTTGGATGGGAACGCGGTCGTAGAACTTCAGGCCAGTCTCTTCCTTCGCCGCGAAAAGGAACCACGCGCTTGGGCTGGTCAGGTAGTTCAGGTGCTCGAACACCAAGTTCTCGCCCTGAAGCGCGTTCAGTTCGTTGTCGGCGGTGTACGGCTTGCCGGGAGTTCCGAGAATTTCCCGCGCCACCATGATGAGTTCTGGCGGAACGAAAACTTTCTTGGGCCGTTCCATCGAAGGAATACCACGGCCATCGACGAAACGATAGAAGTAGTTGATGGCTTGCTGTAGCGCCGTGAATGAGAAGTCCGCGTCCGGCGTCGGACGATTCGGATACGTTCCTGCCGCGTTGATGATGTTCGCAAGGCCGGGGCCTGTCGTTGTCGCCGATGTGCCTCCGGGCAACGGATGCGCGGTGTTGAACAGCGTCACGCCGTCATCGGTGAGGATAAGCGTTCCGCCAAGATTCAATACCGAAGCCGACACAGCCTCGCGCGCGAACATCGCTGACTTCGCGTGAGCCTTTGGCATCTGTCGAATCTGTGCGTACTTGTCATCTTCAATCAGTTGCCGCGTGACCATCGAAGCAAGGCCATACGGCAAGTGAAGATACTTTTTGGTGCCCGACTGCACGAGACCATCGTAAGCGGGCGGCGTGCCTTCCGGCTGTTCCGGCATCGGGCCAGTCCCGGCAAGATGGTAGTCGATTTCGTAAGCGTCTTCGCTCGACTCCATATTCATGTACTTGTCGTACTGCTGCTCCCGCATCATTAAATCTGTGTATTCAGCGAAGATATGTCTGAGTCCCGGAGCCAGCAGTGGGGGGAACGTGAATCTACTGGATAAGTTATTCAAGAGTTACTCCTGTGAGTTCGTTACAGTTGAACCCGAATTGATTGCGTGATACTATTCCAACCCCATGCCACTCAAAGACCCTGTAGCAAGAGCGAAATACCAGCACGAATATCGCCTTAAACACATCGCGGAGTACACGGAGAAAGACCGCAAGTACCGACAGAAAAACAAAGAGGCAATCCGTTTGCGGAATAACGCGTACAACACTGCCAACCGAGAAAAGGTTCGAGAATGGACGTACAAAGCTGGACGCAAATGGAGAAAGAAACATTCGGCTCGATTCGTTTCCATGGTTCAAACTTGGCAGGATAAGAATCGAGAAAAGGTTTCGGCGCATTACAAGGTTCGATGGGCATTGCAGACCGGAACACTTTCGCGCCCATATCGTTGTGAGCATTGCCACAAGATTTGCTTTCCACAAGCGCATCACGAGGATTACTCGAAACCCCTTGAAGTCGTTTGGTTGTGTCCACCTTGTCATAAACAAGCCGATTATCTCCGCGCTAGTATTGAAGCGAAGCCGCTGCCGGGAGGACTGTAAACCAGACTAACCCGCCAACTGTTCCAACTGCGTAGCGTGGATCAAGTTTCACGATTTCCACCACGGCATTCCCGCCCGTCTTGGCGGTGTCAACGTACCAGTAGCCGTTGGTGTCCTTCGTCAACCCGTACTTCACGCCCACCTGCGCGTTCGATGTGGCGATGACTGAGCCAGTCGTTCCGATGTTTCCGACAAACGCGGTTGATTGCACGGCAACGGCAAAGAGGATTCTTCCATCATTGAAAGGCACACCAGGCGGCGTGATGACTGCCAAAGGCTGATTGGGGTTCGCTGGGTAACTGCCGATGACGCTGCCGGGGCCAAGCACCGGAGTCAATCCTTGCGGAGCGCCCGCACCAGTCGTTGCGAGGTTCGAGGCTACAGCAAGCGAGAAGCCTGCAATCGCATTCGTCAGTGTCGTACCGTCCCACGCTTGAATGCCGCCGTCCGTCGCGTTAATCATTACCGGCGTTAGCGCGAAGAAAGTCTGTGCAGCCTCTTCAATGAGGTACTGCGAAGGGAACGAAACCGCTCCGCCAAGATTCCCTACAGGTTCGATGCCGCCAGAAAAGTTTGCCATTTACTTCCCCTTTTGAGCTATTGCTTTGAAATTCGGCTGCCCGTTTCTTGTGGAGTTTCCAGCATCCTCTTCGCTGACCGCGCGTGTCCGTGTAGCGCCAAGAGCTTCCTGGTCGCCCGGTGACAGTGGAACCGAACGCATGATGGATTCTTGCGCCGTGCCGCGCTTCGGAGCCGTCATACTGAGCGCGCGGAGTTGATGAGCCTTCATTGCCCCGTAGTGGATTTCTTTCTTGGCTTTCATCCACACGAGGTCAACCCCTTCGGTGATTTCTGTTTTGTCCGCGCTGACATGCGCCGTGAGGTCTTCGGGATTTTCCAGGTCGTCAAGCGTCACTGGCTCGTAGCCAGCCGCTCGCAGTTCCATGTAGCGCGTGGTATCGGCATTCGCGCCATTCTTCCGGCGTACGCGATAAATCACGTACGAGGAATCCCTCAGCTTGACCTTCGAGCTTGACGGCAGATTGAGTGGCCGCGCTTCGATGGAGTCGTCAAACAGAACCTGAAGTTCCTTGTTCCACTTCGACGGGTCGGGCTGTTCTTCGCGGAGGCGCTGTTGCCAGCTAGCAGGGATGCTCATGCAGGTCTCGCTTGCTTCATAAATTCTTCTCGCTTGGATTCAGGAATGCCGAGCTTGTCCATGAGGCGCTGGTCTTCCGGCGTGACGCGCACAACGTTGTCGCTCTTTCCCGTTGCGCCTGCATCCTCAGCGAAGTAGTACGTTTTCTTCGTCGGGTCTGCTTTCAAGCCCTTCGAGCGAGCGCGTGTGCCGATAATTCCGTCAGCAACCTTACGAACCGTCGTGTCGTAATCTTTCGCGGCTTTGTACATCGGGTGAACTTTGGCGAGCGTCTCGCGCAATTCGGGGATTATTTCTCCCCAGCCTTGTGCGTTCATATCCGATACCACGCGGTCTTCGATGAGCTGACCATTAATTTGCGCTACCGTGGTTTGCAGCGGGGCAAGGCGAGCGGCAAATGCTCCATCCTCATCGCCGTCCATGACAGAAGGAATCTCAACGTTCTCGATCTTCGGGGCAGGCCGCGCTGTTGCAGTTTTGATTTCTTCGATGCGCGAGTCGAATGATTCTACCTTCTCGCGGATAGGCGCTACCACTTCTTCAAAGCTCTTGCGCATCTTAGCGAGGAGTTCATCTTGCGAGGCGTCTTGCGTGGGCTTGTCGGCAGGTTTGTCTGCGGGCTTGTCTTCCGGCTTTTCTCTTCCGAGCCAATCTGTCGCCATCTGCGCTCCAAATAAAAAAAGGGCCAAGTCCGAGGACTCAGCCCTTCAAGTTTGCCCGCGCTGCGGGAACGTGAATCGGGGTTACGCGAAGATTAAATCTTATTCACTCCTACGCTGTCAACTACTTTCTCGCGCCACTGTATCGCGCCGACTGCGCCCTGACTGAAATGGATTATAAGCTGCCCCGTTTTCTTGGCGTGCTTGATTGCGCGCGCTATCTCCGCGTGGCACTCGACAGGTATCTCTGATTCCGTCCAGCGTGATTGCGTGACTGGGAGTGCTTGGGTCAAGCGTCATCATCCGAAACGCTGCACATACTGATGAGCCAAGATTTCGTAACGTCGAGTAGAAAACCTAGCTGCGCGAGCGTTGAGTCCTTCGTCACAATTGCACCGTGCGTGTTCTTATTGCCTTCCTTCGTCTCGTAAATCACGATGACGTGCTGCATTTCGTCGGCGTGCTCCATTGCTTCGAGCAAGCAATCAGTCGCGGTGTCTTTGTTGATTCGCTTCACTTCTTCGCCTTCAACGCGTCACCGAGTCCCAGCAGAATATCCATCGCATAGATAATTCCTCGCTGCCAATTGGACTTTGGAGTTTCGTCATTGAGGTACAAGCGGCGGTGCGCCTCCATTTGGTTGGCCTGCAAGTCCAGGCACAACAGTCGCCAGCCCTCCCCCTCCACCATTGTTTTGCGGGCTTCCGGGTTGCTGTTGAGATTGTCCCATCCCAGGAGTTCCAACGGCTGGTCCTGCTTGCGCTTGCTCATCGGGCCATTCCACCTCCGCCACGAATTCATCGGGCTGGTCTGAGATTGCGAAGTCTCTGATGACTTGCCGCATCATGTTATCCTGCGACTCGACGATAGACCGCATTACTTTCTTGAACTGCGGAGGGATTCCCTGCCCTTGCGCGATAGCCTGAAGCAACTTCACTTTGTTCGCGTCGTGCTGCATCAGCGTGGTTTTGAGCAGCATGAGATTCTGCTTCTCGACTTCCTTGTTCACTGAAGCGGTTGCGGCGCGGATAGGAATTCTGACCTTGCCGTCGAGCAAATCTTTGAGCGATTCCTTCAGCAAATCATCGTCTAGCCCGAACATCGAGCCGTGCGCGCCCGTGCCCATTTTCCCGTAGAGCTTGGTGCAGAGCGTCAATAGCTTTACGTGCGTGTGCCGAAAGTCCGATGTCCGATTGTTCGTGCGTGAGTTTCCTGCCGTCATCGTTGCGAGTACGCCTTGACTTCCGTACTGACCCTTTTTATTAACTGACCCGGTTCCCATGCCTTGAATCGACGGCCCGACACCTGCCCGCTCATCTGCCAGCCTGATCGCCATCTCTTCGTCCGCAATCCCACCGTCGCCGATGTCTGACGGCTTGTTGACGATACCCCAAGCGTCAGGGCCGCCCGGCAAAATACACAATGGATAAATCTTGATGTTCTTATCCATGTTGTAGTTCGTGGTTGTCAGAATGCCGGTGATTGCCATCGTGCGCGCGTCAATGCGCTGGTTATGTTGGGTCGAGACTTCCTCTTGCGCGTTCGAGAGCATCTCCGCGTAGCCCACTCCACGCACGCCTTTGTCCGCGATGTTGAGCTTCGTCGGTATAATCGCGCAGGCGTTGTCGGGCATGAAGTTGAATATCTTACGAAGCACTGTCCGAGTGCTGAAGTGATACGACCAAATGAGGTCTACTTTGACTTGCTGCAACTTCCCTGACTCATCCTTGACCTTGATCCACCACCAGAACCAGCACTCGTGAACGTCCCATTCAGCAAGGATTTTCGAGGCATCGTCTAACTGCACACCTTTCTTCTGCTGCTCGCGGCGCTTCTCTTCGACTGGCCCGTAGCGGTCAGGCTTGCCAAGAATCTTTTCAACTTCTTCCTCATCGTAGTAGCCGCTGAAGGCCCGCTCTTGCAACTCGTGCTTCGAGAGTCGGCGCTTATGATACTTCAGCCTAGATTTGTCCCAGCTCGTTGCGCGCGGGTCGCACACCGCATCTTCGTACTCTAAGTTCTCGACTTTCGGGCCGTCGTAAGCTAACTGCCCTTCGAGCTTCTTGCGCTTGGTGTCGCCGTCATAGCCGATAGCTCGAATGTTAACCCTATGCTCAGGAATGACTTTGAACGGCGCGAAGCCCAACCGGGCACAGTCAGCGAATCCGACGCTCTCAATCCTGTACAAGTCAAGCTCGTCAGGCTCGTAGGCTACGATATCAACGAACCGCTCTAAAATGCGGCGCTTCTCGCTCGTGCGTTTGGGGTCGTCAGTCTTGGCGGGATAGCGGAATACGCCTGTCGGCGACACGGCCCAGATGATTTCAATCACTCGTGC